ACCTCAGAATTATTTGAAGTCGAAGTAGGCAAGAGATTTAGTAATCTGACAAATCTGTTTTATGCGCCAACTAAAATTCCTAAATACATTTCATCGGTCGCAACAGATAAACACTTGGAGCGTGTCAGTTGGGGTGATCATGACGGGATTAGAATTAACTATACGGACTCAATGTCTGGCTGGCTAGGAGTTCGGTTCCCTTTAACAAAGAAATTTGTTAAACAAGGAGAAAGCCTTGGTTATCGCATTGAGATTGCAGTTGACAAGGTACCACGAGACGGTAGAGTTTTGATTCAGTTGCTAGATAATACAACAAGTTTGGGAATGTACTACAACTCTCAAATTACACTTACTAAAACAGGTAACCAGGTATTTACAGGTTATTTAGACATCCCAAGGACTGGCGAGCTGAACGAGTACTCGATCAGATTTACTCTTACGAGTCCAGGAAACATCGTTATTCATAAGCCAATGGTTATCGATAAGCGCATAATTCCTGAAGAATTTGTAGATAGCACCGACTACAACAATGAATATAACCGAGTGACTATGTCATTGCTACAAGATAGCTTTGCTATCAAGGCTTTGAATAGCGCAGGAGATATCATCGCTGGCATCAACGTAGGAGCTAACGGTAACAACCGCATTGTCGGTAAAGCTACGCATATCTCAGGCGAGACCTTAATTGACAATGCGGTCATCAAGGCAGCAATGATCGATAAACTCAAAACCGCCAATTTTGAAGCTGGTTCAGTTACTACTACTATTTTGGGAGCTGAAGCAGTAACGGCTGAAAAGGTTAAATTTGACACGGCCTTCATTAAAAAACTTGTATCACAACAAGCATTTATCAATGAGTTGTTTGCTCAACGGGCGACGATTACTAAAGTTCAGTCAATCGACATCACAGGCGAGCATGTTCGAGGTGGGCGCATTTCGTCCATCAACGGGAACACAACCTTTGATTTGCAGACAGGTTGGTTAGAGATGAACGGGCATGGTGTAGGTATTAAGAATAGATTTCCAGGACGACCGTTGCAGTATCTCACTTTTGGTGCAGGTACCATCAATGGAGTTAACGGTACTTACACGGCTCTACTGAGCAACCGAAATGGTTTGCAAAAAATGGATAATACCTCTGCAGGTATTCAAATTTGGAATGGTAGAACAGGTAGTAAGGTTGAAACAGCTATAACATTTTATGGACAGACAATGGATTTTATGCAGAGCGGTCAGGCTGGAGTAAGTTCTTTGTCAATTAATGCTACAAATCGTCAAATAACTGGGGTTGAGGAAATTGTTATCAAAGGTGCTTCATTAAGCAAAGTTCTTGATGATATCTATGATAATTTTAGAAACCTTGGAGCAGTAGCTGGCAATTATAGCCGTGGATATTATCCAAAATGGCGTTAAATAGAAAGGTAGAACATGAACATATCAGACAAAGTAATTCAAAATCTTGGTATTCAACTAACAAATAAGACAATCGATGAGGCTTATAGTCTTGCTGAACGTGATGAAGCTCAAGAACAACTACAAGAAGCCCACATGCAACTTGAGAAAATCAACAAAGTTTTACAGTCGAATGATGAGCTTAAAACTCTATTTGACAAAGTGGCAGATGAATTGGATAAACAAAAGGAAGAAGGATAATATATGACATTTAAAGTAGTTAACAAATATCTTCAAGATAGCGGAAGGACTTTTGTCGCTATCCGTCAAGAAGCGCCTTATACGGCATTTGACCGCATTCTCATTGGCGACCGTGTGAACGAGTCAGACGAGGTTCTGATTGAGGCAGTTCTTGGTCAGGTCGCTACTGAACTAAACCCAGCTGAAGGTGTGAAGAAACTTCAGGAAGACTTGCACACACAAGCGCAAGAATACGAAGTAAAACTTGCTGAGAAAGATGCAAAAATCGCAGAAGTCAAGGCAGTAGCAGATTGGGCGGTATTGGTTCGTGTAACAGATGTAGATAATCCGCTGGATCCGACATTATTCAAACGTGGTCTTGAATTGGTAGACCTTGGACAAACTGGTAAAACTTATCAACCACAAGAAATTTTTGCGATTGAGAACCATGGGCATGTCGAGAAGTTCCAGGAAGGTAAGCGTGTGATGGTTCAAGTCAATGAAGCCTTTACTTATCAAGGTCAAACGCTCGAAGAACTAGCAAGCTTTGAACAAAATGGTAAGCTAGGCATCTGGAAATGGGAACCACCTAAGGCGCCAAAGGAAAGCAACGAGCTTGAAACTGAAGCAGTACCACGCTAGAAAGGAGAATATATGAAAATCGAATTGTTTAACTTTTTTAGAAGCCTGATTCAAACAGAAGATGGTTTAGTATTGTATGCGCTAGGCTTAATTGTGATTCTAGAAATCGTAGATTTTGCATCAGGGACGTTTGCAGCGATTGCAAATCCAGAAATTGAATACAAGAGCAAGATTGGTATTAACGGTCTGATTCGAAAGATTCTTGGTGTTCTATTGTTGATGGTATTGATTCCGATGTCTGTCTTGTTGCCTGAGAAAACAGGGTTCGCATTCCTATACTCAATTTACCTGGGATATTTGCTTTTTACATTCCAGTCACTCATCGAAAATTACCGTAAGTTGAAAGGGAATGTGACTATCTTCCAGCCTATCATTAAGGCATTTGAGCGCTTATCTGGTGACAAAAATGACAAGAACGAAGGAGAACAATAATGGATATTGATACAAGTAGACTAAGGACTGATTTGCCACAGGTTGGAGAGCAACCATATCGTCAGATTCATGCTCATTCAACTGGTAATCCAAACTCAACAGCTCAAAATGAGGCAGACTACCATATGCGTCGTCCTGTTGATTCAGGTTTTTTCTCGCACGTTGTCGGCAACGGCCGTGTGATGCAGACCTGGTACACAGACATGGGAGCTTACGATGTGGGAGGTGGCTGGAACGTTGAAGGTTACGGACAAGTAGAATTGATTGAGAGCCATTCAACTAAGGAAGAGTTCATGCGCGATTACAAGCTCTATGTTGAACTACTGCGCAACCTTGCTGATGAAGCAGGGATTCCGAAAACGCTGGATTCTGATAGCCTAGCAGGAATCAAGACACATCAGTATTGCACGTACAACCAACCTCGAAACTATTCTGACCATGTGGATCCATACCCTTACCTTGCCAAATGGGGTATCAGTCGTGAGCAATTCAAGAAAGACATTGAAGGTGGTCTTTCTGAAGCTGGTTGGAAACAAAATGGCACCGGCTGGTGGTGGGAGGAGTCAGATGGCTCTTATCCTACAAACCGCTGGAAACAAATCAACAACGAATGGTTCTACTTTAATGACGGTGGATACTGTCTAATCAACAGATGGTTCAATGATGGTAAAGATTGGTTCTACCTTGATAAACGTGGCGCAATGGTCACAGGATGGATGTTCCTCAACCATCGATGGTATTTCTTCAAATCAGACGGTCGCATGGCCACTGGTTGGGTGAAATACCGTGAAACCTGGTATTTTATGGAAGAAAAAGATGGTTATATGCTGTCTAAACAATTCATCAAATCAGGAGACGGCTGGTATTACTTGAAGGCGAACGGTGAACTTCACACAGAACCAGCCTTCAAAACAGAACCAGACGGGCTTATCACCGTCGTCGATAAACCAAAAGAAGAAAAATAAAAACAGAAAGGACTTTCAAAATTTAATTAAACTTGACCGCTGGCAGTTCGCTGGCGGTTTTTTTGTTTGTTCAAAATAAAAAAAGCAGTGATGGAGATCACTGTTTTTCTTGTAGTGTATGGGCGTAAGAAGTCATGCTGATAGCGTGTTTTAAACGCATGTTCATAATATCTGATACACCGTTTTTATACTTATCTACTGCCTGAATAGATACGCCACAGTTTTTGCTGATAGCATAGGCTGTGGCGTTGTCTAAAAGCCAGCGGATAGCTTTAATATCTACTGACATATATTACCTCATAAAATACCAAACTGCAAATAGGAGTAGAAGAAGTCCAATAATAAATTCAACTTTTTCACGCTTGGTGGTTTTTCTAATTTTTAGATTTACTTTCATTGTTTTTCCTGTTATAATTTAAGTACACCCCCGAAGGGGTGGATAGTGATTTCTCACTATCCAAATTCGATGTGCCATTCAAAGCTGATTATAAATAAGTTTATTTTGACTACTAGCTTATTTGTTTTTACTTTGAGTGGCTTCTTTTTGAACTTAAACATTTTGTTTTCCTTTCTACTAGTTTCCTTGTCTAAGGTTTCCTCCTTAACCTTATGTATCTATTATACAACTAAAGTTGTATAATGTCAATAGTTTTGATGAAGTTTTTTTAAATTTTTTTCAAAAAAATAGACCTTGTCCAGAGGTCGGGGAGTTGGAGGGGACACCCTCCAATGTAAACTATTAGAACTAAGTTGCATCCTTCTCAACTATACGGGCAAAGGTGAGTGTGAAAATGAATACGAAGATGAATACGATTTAAAAAAATGACGAAAATTAACGGAAATGATTTTGAATAAAAATAAGCAAAAACTCAACTATTGATAAGTAACAGAAAGCATTGGAAAACATTTGTCACTTATACCATAAATAGTACACAGCTTGCTAATCCTTTGAAACCAGTGGACTTCTAGCGTGTTAAGCAAAAGTGAATACGAG